CCTACGAGTACAGCGTGTGGGATCAAGAGACAAACTCCTTCTCCTGCAAGTCGGTCCAGAAAACCGTGCTGTCAGGGGACTTCCCGGACAGTCTTGGGGGCAACAAGTGTGGCCGCCTGACACGGGAGCAAGAGGATGCGTTGTCAAAGGACGATCCTGCCTACCTGCATTCTCGCTCTGTGGTGTGTAATCAGGTCATCTATGGCAAGATCACTGGTGACTTTGTAGACGCAGACGGCAACGGGGTGCAGGTCGTTGACCAGCCAATCATCTCCTACTTCAAGAGGTCTGGCTTCAAGCCCGTTGCGGACTTCATCGACACGCTGAACAAGCAGAAGAAGGTGATGCAGAAATCTGTCGCCAACTTCTCTACCGGAAAGAACAAGAAGGGCAGCGTGACGTATTGGACGCCCGTGGTCAGCTTTGCAAAGGCCGTGGAGATTAAGGAAGAAGACAAGGAACTGATGCGGATGTTCGGGGACACAGTGAAGGCTCACAATGAGACTGTCACTAACCAATATCGCGAAGCAGTCAAGCTTGTAGCAACTGATGACGAAAGCGATCTAGCGTCGGATTTCGTCGATGTTCACGCAACTTAAAGTCCAAGACTTCCTGATAAACGCACTCCGGGGGGACGTAAATGTCTCCCCGGAAAGCATTAATTCCTTTTCCAAAGACTGCACAGAAGCCATCACCAAGCAAATGAGTCGCGGTGACGAGGGCTATCGTATACGCATGTCTGGACTGGGACGCCCTCTGTGTCAGCAACTGCTGGAGCGCGAGGGCCACAAAGAAGAAATGGAATACAACGCTATATTCCGTTTCCTGTTTGGCGATCTGACAGAGGCCGTCGTGATGATGGCACTGCGAGAGGCAGGCGTCGAGATCGTAGACTTCCAACGCTCCGTCGAACTAGAGATAGCTGGGCACAAGATCAAGGGCACCCTTGACGTGATCCTGCGTGACGAGCTTGGCGAAGAGAAAGTCTGGGACATCAAGTCCGCAAGCGAGTGGGCGTACAAGTACAAGTACACGGGCGCAGGTGGCTACGAGGCCATCAAGCGTGACGATCCCTTTGGCTACGCTATGCAGGGCTTCCTGTACGCAGAGGCTGTGGGCCTGCCCTTTGGCGGCTGGATCGTGGTCAACAAGTCCAGCGGAGAGATAGCTGTTGTGGACGTGCCTGACTGGTGCCAAGACGACAAGAAGGAATATCTCAAGGACGCTGCACGGCGTGTCAAAATCTTGACAGACCCGAGTGTCAAACCTCGGGTGGACTTCAAGGACGAATTCGAGACGTTCCGCAAGGACGGCGAGGATATCCGCACGGGCAACAAGCTGCTTGCAAAACAGTGTAGCATGTGTGGCTTCAAGCATCACTGCTGGCCCAACGCTGTGTATCACGACAAGGTCACGTCCCGTGCCAAGAACAGACCGAAGGCATGGTACAGCCGCTTGAGGAAGAAGGTTCTGTGATGCCATACATCTTCGTGCGAGACTACGACATTGATCTGATGGAGTTGAACAAGGACATGCACCACGTCTTTGTCGAGTCTGTTTCGCAAGCCGGTGGGGAGCGCAAGGTCGTGTACATGCGTCAGCACGAACGCGGCCTACCCTTTACGTTGCGAGACAACTATTCTGACATGGGTCTGTTCACTGCCGAAACAGAGGCACGTGACATACGTCAGATCGAAATAGAACTACAAAACATCAGCCGCCTATCTTTCAACGGAGCAAATGTGTGTGTGCCGATATTGCCCCTCTCAAGAGAAATGGACAGTATACAAAGACTATCCCCAAAACTGGCAGGCTACATGAAAAAAAGAATGGACTCGATAGGAATGTCACTATGAAAAGCATGGGGGGATACAGGTCGCACTTCGAGTTGAACGTGGCTAGAGCGTTGCGACAGCGGGATGTAAAGTTCGAGTACGAGAAGCGTAAGGTTACGTTCGTGCCCAAGCCTCGCACCTACACACCCGACTTCTACTTCCCATCCACAGATGTGTTCGTAGAGGCCAAGGGCAAGTTTGACAAGAATGACCGTGTGAAGATGTTACTTGTCAAGGAACAGAATCCGGACTTGGATATTCGCCTTTTGTTCCAGAACGCACGCAACAAGATTTACAAGGGGTCAAAGACCACGTACGGTGCTTGGGCTGACCGCCATGGCTTCGAGTGGGCTGAGGGCAGCATACCGGAGGGTTGGTACAAAAATGGACGAAAATGATATGGAATCGATGCTGGAGAGGGCCAGCCTGTTGCAAGACAGGTGGTACATCGTCCTGCGTACAAATGACGAGGACAGCCTCAACATGGCTGCCTACGACACGACTGTCGAGGATGAAGACGACGACTACTTTTCCGCTGGCACTGTTGTGCTGTCGGGATTGATAGAGCTAATGGAGTCTGACTTTGATCGGGTCATGGCAGCGGGTTTGGCCCGTCTGCGTTTTGAACAAGAGAAGCATGTGATGGAAGAAGTCACAGGCAACGGTGCAAACGTAGAGAGACTTCCGGGCAAGAACATCATCAAGGTAGATTTTGGTAAGAAGCAATGAGACACGAAGAGTACATGAAGAAGCGCATGGAACAGGAAAGCATGGCAAGTATGCAGGGGGCAGCCAATGCCAACTGGATGGCGGATATGGTCAACAACCCGCCGCATTACAATCAGGCAGGGGTTGAGTGCATCGAAGCCATACGCGCTGCCACAGACGAAGGCTATCAGTATTACCTGCAAGGAAACATCATCAAGTACCTCTGGCGCTATCGCTACAAGAACGGCGTCCAAGACCTAGAAAAGGCAAAGTGGTACTTGGAAAAACTTATTGAGGAGATAGACGATGAATAATATATTGCCCACACCCTACCAGCAGTTCATCCACAAGTCCCGCTACGCACGCTGGCTTGACGACGAACAACGCCGAGAGAACTGGGACGAGACCGTGGAACGCTATCTGCAGTTCATGGTCGATCACGTCAAAGAGAAGCACGACTTTGACATAGAGTATCTGTGTCCCGGTGATGTGGGCAAGCTACGTCAAGCCATACTTAGTCAGGACATCATGCCGTCGATGCGTGCCATGATGACTGCTGGTCCCGCTCTTGCACGGGACAACATCTGTGGGTACAACTGTAGCTACATCCCTGTTGATAGCCCTCGTGCGTTTGACGAGTGCATGTACATCCTGATGTGTGGCACAGGCGTGGGCTTCTCTGTGGAGCGCGAGAATGTGGACAAGTTGCCCGTGATCAGTGACGGTATGCAACCCACAGACACAGTGATCAAAGTCGGCGACTCCAAGCCCGGATGGGCCAAGGCGCTGCGTGAACTGATTGCACTGCTGTACGCAGGACACATTCCGAAGTGGGACTTGTCTGCCATACGCCCGTCTGGTGCGCGTCTGAAGACGATGGGTGGCCGTGCCTCTGGCCCGGGTCCGCTCGAAGATTTGTTTAACTTTGCTGTACAACTATTTGTAAAGGCACAAGGTCGTCGCCTGTTTCCTATCGAGTGTCACGACTTGATGTGCAAGGTGGGCGAGGTCGTTGTGGTGGGTGGCGTACGTCGCTCCGCTCTCATCAGTCTGTCGAACCTAAACGACGATCAGATGGCACATGCCAAGTCTGGTGCGTGGTGGGAGAACGAGGGACAGCGTGCGCTGGCTAACAACTCTGTTGCTTACAAGGGCAAGCCCGAGATGGGCACGTTCATGCGCGAGTGGCTGTCTCTGTACGACTCCAAGTCGGGGGAGCGTGGCATCTTCAATCGTGACGCTGCCGACAAGCAAGTTGCTCGTAACGAACGTCGCGAGACAGGACACATGTGGGGCACCAATCCCTGCAGCGAGATCATCCTGCGTCCCTATCAGTTTTGCAACCTGTCAGAGGTGGTTGTACGTGACTACGACACACTGGAAGACCTGAAAGAAAAGGTCCATCTTGCGACTATCTTGGGCACGCTGCAGTCCACTCTCACTGACTTCAAGTATCTGAGGAAGATATGGAAGACCAACACAGAAGAAGAACGATTGTTGGGCGTATCCTTGACTGGTATCATGGATCATCACGTCTTATCAAAGAACGTCGATTCCGCCCGTTGGCTCAAAGAGATGAAGCTCGTGGCCGTAGACACAAACTGGGACTTGGCAACGAACGGGCTTGGTATTCCACAGTCGGCTGCCATCACCTGTGTAAAACCGTCGGGTACTGTATCGCAACTGGTGGACGCTGCAAGCGGCATTCACGCTAGACACAGTAAGTATTACATACGCACAGTTCGCGGAGACAACAAAGACCCGCTGACACAGTTCCTGAAGGAACAGGGTGTGTACAACGAGCCGGACGTGATGAAGCCGGACAACACGACTGTGTTCTCTTTTGCAATGGAGTCGCCTGATGGTGCGGTCACTCGTAATGACATGACAGCCATCGAACAGCTAGAGCTTTGGAAGACGTACGCTGTCCACTGGTGCGAACACAAGCCGTCTGTGACCATCACGGTCAAAGAGGACGAGTGGATGGAAGTGGGCGCGTGGGTGTACGAGAACTTCGACGTGGCGTCGGGCGTGTCGTTCCTGCCGCATAGTGATCACACCTATCAGCAGGCACCCTATCAGGACATCGAACGCGAAGATTATCTGGAGTGGCAACAAGCGTACGGCTACCTCAATATCGACTGGCAGGCGTTGTCCGAATACGAACGGGAAGATAACACATCAGGCTCTCGCGAGTTGGCCTGCACGGCTGGCGTGTGTGAAGTTGTCGATCTGAACGCGGCATGACAGACGGGGGAGACATGCCAACGTGGTGGCAGTGGTGGCTTATTGGGGCTATCACTGTCAACACTGCCATCAATTTAGTTGTGTTCTTTAAGCACAGGTTCAAAAATGACAGACAAAAAAAATAAACCCCCGGTATGGAAGCAGGGAAAGGGATGGGTCCAGCATGACCCACCTCGAAATCACCCCTGCTACAAGGAGTGGAGGAAAATCGTTGATCGAAGTACAGATAAGTGACGAAATGCTGATTGCTGGCCGTAGGAAGGCTACTGAGATGGGTCTACTGCATAACTCGATACTAAGGGGCGGCGGAAGCGTAGCAGGCTTCCTCGGTGAGCAAATCGCGATTGAGGCCATGGGCGGCAAATGGAACAACTCTTTTGACTACGACATCATCTTGGACGATGGTCGCAAAGTCGAGGTAAAAACCAAACAGACATCTGCTACACCGCTGCCCCACTACTCATGCAGCATCAGCAATTACAACACGCGGCAGAAGTGTGACATCTATGCGTTTACTCGTGTGTTGAAAGATTTTTCTAAGGGATGGTTTTTGGGATTCTTGCCAAAGGAAGAGTATTTCGAGAAGGCAAAGTTTATGAAGAAGGGGGACTTCGATCCCGACAACGGATACGAAGTACGGGCAGACTGCTACAATCTTACGATAGAGGAGTTACGTGATGTTTAAGGCTGTCGTGATAGTGTGTTCGATCTATTTTCCTGACGGCCCGTGCTACAATTTTGAAGATACCTTGGGCTTGAAGCCCACGATAGAGGCGTGCAGGGAACGTCAAGAAGAAATGACAGCGGGTATAATGAGCATACCCATGAAGCTTCCCCCGCCATACACAATTACATATCAGTGTCTACTGGGGGAAGAGACATGAAGGCGAATCTATTTTCATTTAACGTATATTTGCGACAGGACGGCAAAGTGGAGCTTGCAAAGGACATGATCAGGCCGGAAGAGTTCCAAAGAGAAATGGACGCCGGGGTGCCCGATTATGATGGGGCACACTCCATAGCGTCCATGTTGCGTTACTTTAGTTCAGTAACAGATGAGATGATGGATAAGTCAGGCGGGTATATCTAGCCGCCCTTTTTCAGGTCTTTGGCACCCTTGCCGTCTGCGGCAAATTCTGGGACCATCCTACCGTCTACGTTTACCATCTTCAGACTGCCACCCTTTTTCATGCCCATCATCGGCATCTTCGGCTTCTGCATCATCGTGTTTTGCATTTGATTCTGCTGACCCTGTGTAGCGGTCATCATGCCCCCCATTTGAGCTTTCTTGCGAGGCTTTTTCTTTTGTGCCATGCCGCCGTACATCATCGGCTTTCGCTTTGACATGCCACCATACATCATGGCCTTGCGTTGGCCGTTGTTGTACATCTTCATGGGTTACTCCTGTGCTTGTATCACATCACGATACGGTTGTTGTCTGTTTTCTGGAAGATCATCAAGTGTTACGTTGATGCGAGGCAGGCCCGTTCCCATGGGGCCAGTTAGTGTTCCTGTTGGGGCATCCGGTATATTCAAGGGTTGCCCTGCGGCAGTGTCCGGCGGGAATCCGGCGCTTAGTTTGTCCATCGGAGTTGCTGACACTGTAAAAGTTCGATCAGCAGCATCAATAACTTTTTTCTTTTGTGGCTCGTCCACACGGCTGGACAAAGCAAAGTGTTGTACAAGCGCCTCTGTAAACCGTGCGTTTCTTTCTGGGGCAAGAGGCTTGCCTGTTCGCACAAGCTCTATGAAGTCTCTCCCGAGTTGGGGATCAGTCAGAACCGCAGTAAGAAACTCGTGATTGCTAAAACGCAGTTGCTGTAGCACGGCTTCCGTTCCAACATACTGCGGACGAACAACGCCCCTGTTGATTGCATAGATACGGCTGATGTAGCTTTCTACAGACAGAGCGCGAGGGATGCCCCGTACGTTTACTTTGCCCGAGTTCAATTGTGCCAAGGGATTGTCTTGCAACTCGACAAGAACACCTGCAATAGCTTCCATGACCTCGTAGTTCTCATTGCCAAGAATAGCACGTGCTGTGGCTGCTTCTCCCGGAGTCTCCCCCAGATATTTTATTAGCTCTTGTGGATTCTCTACCAGAAGATCAGTAAACGTGGTGGACACTTTGCCGTCCAAAGACTGGTCTACTTTAGCTAATTTAGCGCCTGTTTTGGTAAAGACTCTGCGACGTATGCCTTGCAGATATGCTGCACGTAGTATGTTGTCCACATCCTGTGATGTGTACTTTTGTGTTCCGTCAGCGTTAGCAAGTTTCAGCATGGAAGATTTTATCGTCGTGTATCTATCCATGCCTCCTTCAATCAAGACATCCGCGATATCGCTTGCCCGTTGATTGTCAGATGTCAGTCGGCCAACAACGCCCAAGGCGTCTTGCAAACCTTCCTTTAATTGTCGTGCGGGTTCGACTGCGGCAGCAAGCTGATCATCAATCAGTTTATTGGCTTCTTTGATTGCTTCGCTGTGGACCGCAGTGCCAACATTCTTTTCGTTAAATTTTGTAACATCGTCAATGAGATTGGGGAAGTTTACAAGAGGCACTTCTGTTACGCTGCCGTCAGGAGCCATCTCTACGACTTTAATATTCTCGTCGATTGTCTTGGCTATCTTGTTGATTTCTACCTCGTTTAGTGTGCCTGCCTTGCGGAGCCTGTCAACTTCTTGTGCTAAAGCAACTTGCACGATAACTTTCTGGGATTCGGCAAACGGAGTGCCCTGCACGAGACGGCGAGTAGGCTTCGTGTCGCCGGGTAACAGGACAAGCTGTCC